AAGTTATCGTGTCTAATGTTGCGTTCCTTGGATTAAGGCGATAAAAGGGGCAATCACCACGCACAAAGGCATGGACATTCTTCCTGCCCTCACTGAGTACACGATTGCGGCCTGACTGACGCACTACAAACTCAGGATTTACAATGTGTATTTCGTCAGTATGATGTATAACTCTACCTGTCTCGCATGAACGAACAGAGAATGTTTTCTTATGTAGATTGAAGTATACTTCAACTCTCATCAGACTTACCTTTCAGTTTTGTTATTACAAATAAGTATACGTATATCTGCATGTATATACACCAGATAGTGAAGGTGTCCACACCCTTTACGTCATAGCCTGTACTGTACATAATTACAATAGTAATCAGCATAGCAAAGTAGCCAACAAAGGGTGTGAACAATAGGTATATCATATCAGCCTGTATTTTTCAACTGCTCATCTACGTCACCTAAGAAGGTGATAAGGATCTTACGCATCCGCATCAACTTGCCACGCTCCATGTTGTACTTGCCTTCGATCATACCAAGGTCTTTGAGTACCTTGACACGATAGGCGATGCGGTTGGGATACTCATTGAGTACCTTGGCAATCTCAGCCATAGTCATTTCACCCCAAAGCTCATTGATAACCTCGTCAATTACAGCGTAATTGTAAGTGTACTTACGTGCCTTACTCATGTGGAATGTATGGTTAGCATACAATTCTGGGTGTGCTGTTTTTACTACGGGTGCTGTTGCTGTTGAGTTAGTCATGTGTATATCTCCTTAAGATATTTTGTTTGTACGATAGTTTGTTACGCTGTTACGCAGGGTTAGTTTACGTGAACGATCTTTCTTTCTGTCAATCTTCCACTCTTGCCGCCTTCGATTAGGTCCAACGTTGGACTTAACCTTAGTCATCTTTACAAAGTTTTGCATCTCGTATTGCATTCACCTTCTCCTGTTTGCGGTTGTGTTTAGCCTTGCCACCTTTCTTAGGCGGCACGACTTGCGGTGCTCGTCGCTCCTGTAACATAGCCTTTGCCACAGGGTTACGGTATGTTACAGAAGTTTTCTTAGCCATGCTCAAATCCATATGTTACGCATTCTACGTGATACCTAGATACTACGTCACCAGTATCCAAGGCACGATTGGCACGATTGCCAGCCACGTATTCGCACCATGTATTCCACCAATACTCTGAACCTTTGTCCTGTGTCAACTCGACATAGGCTTCTACCTTGCGGCGTACTGTCGCAGGTTTCATGCCTGACGGTGGTGTTGATACAGCGCTAGGCTTTAGGCCAAGGCGTTTGATATTGTGGCTGTCGATACATGCCACATTGAAGCCTAAGCATTGAGCTAGAAAGGCAGCTTTGACCATGCCAAGGTTAGGTACAGCCATGAACAGTTGTATGACATCAGCACACGCTTCCACACTGTCGTAACCTTTGGTGTCCACTATGTGGTACAGCTTGCCGTACAAGAACTCTTTGTTCTCGTTTAGGTACTCGTAACCATCAGCTTTTTTACCCCACAAGCAATCAGCTTGGTAGAAGTCACGTTCAACCTTGACCATGCTGCCACGTACTGTGGACAGGCCAGCTTGTATCGTAAGCAGTACGAACAGACCAGTGTTTACCAAGGCATCTGGGCCACGCCATTTCACGAATGCTTTGATTTCATTTACATCACGTTGATACATTGTATCTTCCTTTTGTTAGGTCCAACGTTGGACTTAAGTTTCAATCACACCCACTCAGCGTGGATGTTAGCTTGTTCAAGCCACCGCATGGCAGTGTCTATGTCAGGTGCACCATGATCCATACAAGCATTGATGCTTGCATCCTCATCAGCACGTTCCTGTGCCAGATCTTCTTCTATGTACTTTTGGTACATATCAATTTGTGCTGCCAATTCGACAAACGACATGCCATGACCTGATGGTGGACGCATACCATGAAAGTCCTTGTAAACATCAGAGTATGTTTGGCATAAGTTTTCATAAGTCATCGTCGTATCCTTTCTAGTATATGTATACGTTATTTATACTTTCAATAAATATCAAGTATAAATAACTTATACTATACATAGAGTTTGTCAAGCTGGATCTTTCCAACCACTGTCAATCACCATCTTGCCCATCATTGGCACAAGTGAACCTTTAGGTTTAGATGCTTGCACCATGTCATCTACACTTGTGAAAGGCTTAGGTCCAACGTCGGACTTAAGCTGTCTCGCCTCATCCAGACGCGCACGAAGGGCATTGGTACGCTGAGAGCGCACCTCTGCCTTGGTGGATGTGTGTTGCTTGTATCTCATGCTGCAGCCTTTGCTTCTTCTGAGGCTGATACGCTGTCATATTCCATGAGCATCTCAGCAAGATCCAGAGGATCAATGTTATTTGCCATGCAAACCTTGATAAGCTTGTCGAAGACAACCTGCTTGGTGACTGGTCCAACGTCGGACTTAACAACAGCTTCGCTGGGTGTTTCAGCTTCGCTGACTGCTACAGCTTCGCTGTTTTCTGTTGTCTCAGCAACCTCTTTAGAGGTAGCATCTTTCTGCTTCATTGCTCTCTGCAAAGCAGACAGTGAAGTAAAACCTTTCTTTGAGGTTTCAATGAATGCTCTGCATTCTGATTCGTTCTCAACAAACCAAAGAGCTTCGCTCCGACGCCGTTTGTCGATCAAATGAAGATGGCAATCACGAAGCCTTTGGCTTGGGATACGATCACCACCCTCAGCTTTTAGCTCGACCATCAGCTTTCCAAGCTGTGTATCAAAGCCTTCAGCTTTGGTTGAAAGTTTGAATCTTTTCTTGTCAGCAGCTTCGATTTTAGCCCACTGTTCTGAAAGAACCTTGCCTTGATCTTCGAGAGTTGTGATGTTTTGGATTTCGAGATTTGCCATTTTGAGCTTCCTTTATCTATCTTCTATTTTTATATGAGAGAATCTATATCTCTCACAAGAAGTGAGATATAGTTCTATCATTAAAAATGTAAGAAGATAGTATAAGTTTTGGAGGTTGAAAAGCTGCCTCGTGATCCTCTGCGCCTGCCGTTTCACACGCTGTTGCAAGAAATAATATTCTCTTCGATAATATTTTTCTGAAACTCATGCGCTAAACTTGCGACCTCAACTCGCAGCTTCACCACCTTGACTGTGACATTTTAGCAACATCATAAAGATGTTATAGGTCCAACGTCGGACTTGACTTGAACCATTGGCAGAGCAGCACGTGGCTTGTAGGATCATGTGCATTGCCCCAAAGGGGGTGGGGTAGATTATGAGCATCGTCTTGTCAACACACTAAGAGTGTGAGAAATCCCCCTATTCATTCTGTCTTTAGACAGGCAACTGATTCCATAACAGTTGTCGTAGACAAGTAAGTGGTTGTTTTTAAACACATCTACGATGTGATGGTGGAATGTGACATGCTGTTTGCTCTCACCACGTGTCATGACCTTGCATTATAGGCGCAATTGCGCGGTGAAGCACGAGGGGCCGCAGGGGCCAGTGGGGGTAGCGTAGATAGTATGCATGAATATACACACAGATCAGTAAAATACACTGTTAACCACTATACATATAAGGTGGTTTACACACGTAATGGTTACATTGTTGTAACAATTCGTGATGACATACACAGGTAACGTAATGTTTCAGTAGTTCACATATTGTTACAGTGACAATATTAACACTTGACATACCATATTATATGTGTAAAACTATGTAATAGTAATAGCTAAGGTGCGTACATGTACAATGTATCATTTAAATGTCCTTACAATGTTACTCTTAAAAATAATCTCTTAATAAATTACACATAACATAAACATGTACAGTGTAACACTTAAGTGTACTCCGCTTTATGCGGAGGCGTTTGTATATTATTTTAACTTAGGTATTGACAATGGCAAAGAAATCCGTAAAACTATACACAGACAATGTTCTTGAAGAGTTTTATAAACACGTACTAGACGGTAATCTTGAGAACTTACATATCCCCCACAGTGATGTATTCTACGTAAGAGAGGCTGTACAGGCTCACTACGGTAGACCTTTTACTTTAGAGCATGTGGAGTGGGCTATGCGTGAAGAAGGATGGACAGATGGCTAAAGACCCTAGACTAGAACGTGCAGGTGTATCAGGTTTTAATAAACCTAAGCGTACACCTAACCACCCTAAGAAGTCACACGTAGTTGTAGCTAAAGAGGGTGATACGGTTAAGACTATTCGCTTTGGTGAGCAAGGCGCAAGTACTGCAGGTAAACCTAAGTCAGGTGAATCAGATAAAATGAAAAAGAAACGTGCAAGCTTTAAAGCACGTCATGCGAAGAATATAAAGCGTGGTAAGTTAAGTGCAGCTTACTGGGCTGATAAAGTTAAATGGTAAATAGAAGGAACTATACCAATGGCAAAACTACCTAAGTTTAAACAGAAACAGACAGGACAAGAGCGTGGACGTGCTGCATCAGGACGTATCTCAGCTATTACAACTAAAGCTGGTGAGAAGCCACTATCAATGGCTGCATACCGCTCATTTACAGATAAGCAACGTGCAGATGCTATGATAAAAGCAGGTAAAGATTTACGTGACGGTAAGATTACACAAAAAGAATTTGATGCTATCGAAAAGAAAATTGATGCTGCAGATGCTGCTCAAGCGCAAAAGTCTGCTACTAAAGGTGCCAGCACAAAAGCTGGTAACAAGAAGGTTAAACCTCTACCTAATCCCTTTGCAGATATGAATAAGGGTGGCTACGCTAAAAAGAAAAACATGTACAGCAAAGGTGGCATGGCGAATGCAGGTGCATCTGTAGGTGGCACACAGAACTGGACAGCAGGTTAATGTGGCTTGCAGTGTTGCTGGGTTGTTATAGCCCAGCAGCAACATCCTGTGACGTAATGATACGTACCAGTGGATTGATAGCAACTGAAAAGCTCTGTCAAGAGGAAGTAGCTAATGCAGCTAAAGCTCTGGCACAACAGGGGCTATACATCCGTACAAAATGTTTTAAACTAAATATAGGCTCTAAGGTGTAATGACTCTTATCTCTCACTTTCCTTTACCTAGCTTTCCTTTTCAGACTCACGATAACATTGTATTTGAAAAGGCAGACAGGGATAGATCCAGTAGAAATAACGAAGAACATAAAGCTGAACCTAACAAAGTAACTCCTGATACACCAGTAGAAGATCTTAAGCTGGTTAATCAAATGTATGCTTATAACCCAAATCCTAATAAGCTACGTACACCAGATGGTCAGATCGTAGACTTTATAATAGCGTAGGAAATACATTAATGTCTTTTGTGAATCAAGGTAAGCCAGCACGTATTAAGTCTGTGTATGGACATAATACAGGTACAGCAGCAGAGCCAGTATACACATGTCCTGCAAACTGTGTGGCTGAGATTACTTTTATTCACGTAGTCAATGGTGGTGGCTCTACGAATACAGTTGAAGTTGAGTGGTATGTAGCGGCAGATAATTATACTTCACACTTCTTAAAGGGTAAGTCTCTTACATCAGGTGACTTTATAAGCTTCAATCAAATAGATTTAGTATTACAGCCTAGCGATCAAATTAGAATAACTCCTACTAGCGCAGGACATATAGATACAATACTCACAGTAACAGAAACCTTTGTGCCTGTTGGTTAGTGCATAACGGGGTTGCAAACTTAGCTATACTATGTTATAACTAAGTATGATATAACTATCTCCATAAGGGTAAGTAATTCTTACCTTAACATATATAGGAGATAGAACATGTTTAAAAAAGTACTTAATAAAATTCAAGAACATCAACAGCGCAGAGCAGACTATTGGGTTCTTCAGAATATGTCAGATAAACATCTGCATGATATGGGAATTTCTCGTGGCGAAATCTACAACAAAATCTACGGCGAAGAAAGCAAAATCCAAAGTCAATGAGGCAGGAAATTATACTAAGCCTGCTATGCGTAAACGTTTGTTTGAGCGGATTAAACGGGGAACCAAAGGCGGGAAGGCGGGTCAATGGTCTGCACGTAAAGCCCAACTCCTTGCAAGTGAATACAAAAAAGCGGGTGGGGGTTATAAATGAAAGTAGAGGCACCTAAAGGTTACCATTGGATGAAACAATCTAATGGTGGCTTTAAGCTTATGAAGCACACAGGAAAGTTTGTACCCCATAAAGGTGCAAGCTTGTCTGCTAATTTTGAGGTACAGAAAGTACATGGCACTAGCAAAAAGTCAAAAAAGCCTTAATAAGTGGACTAAGGAAAAGTGGCGTACCAAAAGTGGGAAGCCTAGCGCTAAAACTGGTGAGCGCTATTTACCTACTAAGGCTATCAATGCTCTTAGTTCTAGTGAGTACGCAGCCACTACTAGAGCAAAGCGACAAGGCACTAAGGCAGGTCAGCAGTTTGTGGCTCAACCTAAAGAGATTGCAAAGAAGACCGCTAGATACAGACGAGGATAACTTATGACTATAGCAATGGAAAGAGTGTTAGCTTGGAAGATTATGCCAAGACTAATGATGTTAGTAATGACATGGATGTATATAGAAGTTTTGTTTTGGTTTATGTCGCTTTCTTCAAATGACATGACATCACAGGCTACTGCACTTACTGCAACTGTAACTGGTGCTATGACTGGTGCCTTTGCTGTTTGGCTGGGACACGAGAAATGATTGGTCAAATCTTAGGGGCAATAGGTGGACTAGCAACTACGTACCTAGACGGTAAAGTAGCTGTACAGAAAGCTAACGCTGAGATTAAAGTTAAACAAGCTACAGGTGAGATTGATTGGGATCTAGCTGCAATACAAGCTACACAGAATAGCTGGAAAGATGAGTGGATAACTTTACTTTTTAGTATCCCTTTAATTCTAGCGTTCTGTGGTGATTGGGGTAATGCTATAGTGCAAGCTGGGTTTGCTGCACTCGAAACTATGCCATCTTGGTATCAGTATTCATTAGGTGGGATCGTTAGTGCCAGTATTGGTATTCGTTCTGTAAGTAAGTTTTTTGGAGGAAAGAAATAATGGTAGCACCGTTAGTGGTAGCAGGAGCAGCAGCCGTAGCTAGGTTTATTGCTAGTAAAGGTATGGCAGCAGCAATTAAGAAATACGGTAAGAAACTAGCGCAGCAAGGTGCTAAACACGCCAAAGACATGACTACTAAACCTAAAGCAGGTCAACGTCAAGTAGAACAAGCAACTAGAGGACAACGTGCCTCACGTAAAGCACAGCGTATTGGTTTTGGTGTAGGTGCAGCAGGTGCAGGTTTAACGGGTGCAGCTAAGATTGCTGATATGCGTAAAAAGCTTAAGGCTGAAACTGACGCTAAGAAACGTGCTCAGTTACAAGCTCGTATTGAAAAAGAAGTAGCTAAAGCTAACGCAGCTAAGACTAAAGATGCAGCTAAGATTCCCAACAAACGTCCAGCTAAAAAACCTGCAGTAGCAGGATCTATGCGTCCACCAAGAAAGCCTAAATAATATGCATAAAAACTTTAACAAATGTTTATCCATGTTACTTCACCACGAAGGTGGATTTGTAAATCATCCTAAAGATCCAGGGGGTATGACTAACCTTGGTGTTACTAAAGCTGTTTACGATAAGTGGATAGGTAGAGAATCTACAGAAGAAGAGATGCGTGAACTTACATCTATTGAGGTAGCTCCTATCTATAAGAAAAATTATTGGGATAGGGTACGAGGTGATGATCTTCCTAGCGGTGTGGACTGGTGTGCCTTTGACTGGGCCGTTAATTCTGGTAGCGGTCGCCCAGCTAAAGCTATTCAACGTGCTGTTGGAGCAACCGCAGATGGCGCTATTGGGCCTATGACACTACAAGCTGTAATGAATAAAGATGCTAAAGCTATTGTTGAAAGTGTATATACACAACGTCAATCGTTTTATGAGTCATTAAAAACGTTTGAGACATTTGGTCGCGGTTGGACACGCCGTAATAAAGAAACATTGGAGCAAGCACTCCGTATGATAGAGGACTAGTATGGCACGAGAACTAACAGAGCGTCAACAAAAGTTTCTTGCAGTCCTTATGGACGAGGCAGGTGGCGATGTTACTATGGCTAAGAAGCTGGCAGGATACTCACCTAACACTACTAACACTGAAATTACTAACAGTCTTAAGGAAGAGATCCTAGATGTTACGCATAGTTATCTAGCACGTAACGTACCTAAAGCTGCTATGGCTATGGTTAGCGCTTTGTATGATCCTACTGAGTTAGGTATTCGTGACAAAATGGCAGCAGCTAAAGAGTTACTAGATCGTACTGGTTTAGTTAAAACTGAGAAGATGCAAGTAGAAGCTAAGGGTGGTGTTATGCTGATGCCAGCTAAACAAGTACAGGAAGATGATGACTAAGCCATTAGGTAAATGGAAACTACCCCAACCAACAGATCTTAAAGAAGACAATGAGTGGACACCTATCCCACGAGTAGCAAGAACAGTTCCATTTGGATATGAATTAGATCCAGAAGATGACGGAATACTCTTGCCAATTAGTTTAGAACTTGATATGCTTGAGGAAGCGAAACAATATCTTAAACAGTATTCGTATCGTGAAGTAGCGAACTGGTTGACCAGAAACACAGGTAGAACTATATCGCACGTAGGACTCAAGAAACGGTTGGACAATGAACGAAGAAGAAAAAACAAAGCTGGCAGCTTACGCAGATGGGCAGACTATGCGAAAAAGGCAATCGCCAAAGCGGAAGAAATCGAAAATAGCCGCACAGGAGCAACCTCGAAAACGCAAAGCGAATCCCAATCCGCAGCCTGATATACTAGAAGAGTTTACCCAGCAGGTAGAAGAAGATCATAATGTAATCTTTAAACCTAATGCTGGACCCCAAACAGACTTCTTAGCTGCAGGTGAGCGTGAGGTTCTATATGGTGGCTCTGCAGGTGGGGGTAAGTCATATGCCATGCTCGCTGACCCATTACGCTTTATGGGGCATCCAGCCTTCTCAGGATTGCTCCTACGGCATACTACAGAAGAACTAAGAGAACTTATATTTAAGTCTCAAGAAATGTACCCTAAGATCTGGCCTGGGATTAAATGGTCAGAACGTAAGATGCAGTGGACTGCACCCTCTGGTGCTAGACTGTGGATGTCTTACTTAGATAAAGAAGATGACGTACTACGTTATCAAGGTCTTGCTTTTAGTTGGATAGGCTTTGACGAACTAACTCAGTGGCCTACCCCATTCGCTTGGAATTATATGCGAAGTCGCTTAAGATCTACAGCAAGTGATTTACCAGTATATATGAGAGCTACTACAAACCCAGGAGGTAGGGGGCATCATTGGGTAAAAAAGATGTTTATTGATCCCGCCTCCTCTGGGGAATCTTTTGATGCAACTGATATTGAAACAAGTGAAGTATTACGCTATCCTGTTGGACACTCAAAAGCTGGCAAACCTTTATTCAAACGTAGGTTTATACCTGCCCGTCTTTCCGACAATCCTTACCTAGCAGAAACTGGTGATTATGAAGCAATGCTTCTGTCTTTACCAGAGCAGCAAAGAAGACAGCTACTGGAAGGTGACTGGGATATTAAAGAAGGCGCAGCCTTTACAGAGTTTAATAGACAAATACATGTAGTTGAACCTTTTGCTATACCTCACAACTGGGTTAAGTTTAGATCATGTGACTACGGATATGGAAGTAAGTCAGGGGTTATTTGGTTTGCAGTATCTCCTAGTGAACAACTAGTAGTATACAGGGAACTATACGTAGGTAAAGTATTAGCTACAGATTTAGCTGATATGGTATTAGATGCAGAGGCTGAAGATGGCTCAATTAGATATGGTGTTTTGGATAGTTCTCTATGGCACAAGCGTGGTGATACTGGCCCGTCATTGGCTGAACAAATGATTATGAAAGGATGTCGCTGGCGTCCATCAGATAGATCAAAAGGCTCTCGTGTAGCTGGTAAGAATGAAGTGCACAGGAGATTGCAGGTTGACGAATACACAGAAGAGCCTCGTATGGTTTTCTTTAATAACTGCACCAATCTTATTGCACAACTTCCCGCTCTTCCCATCGACAAAAGAAACCCAGAAGATATTGACACAACCTCAGAAGATCACTTGTATGACGCTCTAAGATACGGTATTATGTCACGACCACGATTTACTAATTTTGAATTTGGTGGGCCTACTATGGCAAGCGGAATGCAAGTAGCAGACGCAACATTTGGATATTAAGGAAAGAAACTATATGTCAGATATTGATGAAATTTTTATTGAGGACGATTCAATTGCCCTCGAAGACACAGAAAACTCTGATGTTGAAGACTCTGGTGCATCTAAAATAATTCCATTTATTATGGAAAGATACAAACGTTCTGAAGATTATCGTGAGCAGGACGAACAGCGTTGGCTTAAATCATACAGAAACTATAGGGGGCTATATGGTTCTGATGTTCAGTTTACAGAAGCTGAAAAGTCTCGTGTGTTTATTAAGGTAACTAAAACAAAAACACTAGCTGCCTATGGGCAAATGATTGACGTACTATTTGCTAATAATAGATTTCCTTTAAGTGTAGATCCTACTGAGTTACCAGACGGTGTTGTGGCTGATGTTAGCTTTGATCCTAAAGAACCTGAGCAACTACGTAAAGATACTAAGGATGAAGTTGTATCTCCTTATGGTTATAAGGGAGATGGCAAAGAGTGGGTTAAAGGCGCAACAGAAAAAACTCTTATGGAAAGCCTTGGCTCACTAAAAGATAAACTTTCAGAAATAGATAATCTAAAAGGTACTACAGGACTTACACCATCTGCAATTACATTTAGCCCCGCAATGATTGCAGCTAAAAAAATGCAAAAGAAAATACATGACCAACTAGACGAGTCAAGTGCAGGTAAACATTTACGTAGCACAGTATTTGAAATGGCATTGTTTGGTACAGGTGTAATGAAAGGTCCATTCGCTGTAGATAAAGAATATGCTAATTGGAATGAAGAGGGTGAGTACTCTCCTACAATTAAAACAGTACCGCAGGTATCTCACGTATCTGTGTGGAACTTTTATCCAGATCCAGATGCAAGTAATATGGATGAAGCTCAGTATGTTATTGAGCGCCACAAACTATCTCGCACACAACTACGTGCTCTTAAAAAGCGTCCATACTTTAGATCATCTTTAATTGATGAGGCTATTGGTTATGGTGAAGATTATACACGAAAAGATTGGGAGCATGACTTAGCTGACTTTGCACCTGAACATGGTATTGATCGCTTTGAAGTATTAGAGTATTGGGGTATGGTAGACGTAGAGCTACTAGAAGAACAGGGCGTAGATATTCCTAACGAACTATCTGGCTTTGATGAGTTACAAGCAAACGTTTGGATATGTAATGGTAAACTACTGCGTATGGTACTTAATCCTTTCAAACCTGCTAAGATTCCGTATCACGCCTCTCCGTATGAATTAAATCCTTATGGTTTTTTTGGTGTAGGTCTAGCTGAAAATATGGATGATACTCAAACTTTAATGAATGGCTTTATGAGAATGGCAGTTGACAATGCTGTATTATCTGGTAACCTATTGATTGAAGTAGATGAAACTAATTTAGTCCCAGGCCAAGACTTATCAGTGTACCCTGGGAAAGTGTTTAGACGTCAAGGTGGTGCCCCAGGACAAGCAGTATTTGGAACTAAGTTCCCTAATGTTGCAGGAGAAAATCTGCAGCTATTTGATAAAGCAAGGGTATTAGCAGATGAGTCAACTGGATTTCCATCTTTCGCTCATGGTCAAACAGGGGTCAGTGGCGTGGGCCGTACTGCTTCTGGCATTTCTATGCTTATGGGTGCCGCACAAGGCGGTATAAAAACAGTAATTAAAAACATTGATGACTACTTGCTACGTCCTTTAGGTGAAGGCTTGTTTAGTTTTAATATGCAGTTTAGTTACGACCCTGAGTTGCGAGGTGACTTGGAAGTTAAAGCTCGTGGTACAGAAAGCCTTATGGCTAACGAAGTACGTAGTCAACGTTTGATGCAGTTTTTACAAGTAGCATCACAGCCTTCATTGGCACCGTATGCTAAGTTTCAATATATTATCAGAGAGATAGCCAAGTCAATGGAGCTAGACCCAGATAAAGTAACTAACAATATGGATGAGGCAGCAATACAAGCAGAGCTTATGAAAGGCTTTGCAGCCCCAGCCCAAGAACAAGAACAACAGGGAGCCAACCCTTTAGATCCTACAGGAGCAGGGGGTGGTAACATAGGAACAGGTCAAGTACCTACACCTCAAGAACAAGGATTCAGTGGAAATGAACAAGGACCAACTGCTCAACCGCCTCAAGCCAACGCTGGGCAACCCCCAACAGGCTAATGCGTTAGAGGAATATTTTGATTATCTTATATCTGAGCAACACAGAATAATGGAACAGACAGATAGCATCACTATTGTACACAGAGCGCAGGGTGCAATAAATCAATTACGCAGATTAAAGTTATTGAAAGATGAAGTACTAAATGGCAGATAAAAAAGTAGGTACAAGTACAGGTAAAAAAACACAGGCAGGTAGGGATGTTTATAAAACTCCTGAAGGTGAAATGGTATCTGAAAAATCTACTACGTTTAAGTATAAGGATATGTGGATAAACATTCCTAGTATACATAATGGTCATAAATACGATGATGCTACATTAAAACTTATGCTAGAGGCAGAAATTATTAAGCCTACTAGTTCACATAAAAGTAGAGAAGATGCAGAACAAGCTGCACGTAAGCGTAGTGATAATTTAAAATTTAACAAAGGTGGAACTGCTATGAAAGATCAAATGAGCTTCTTTGAAGACGGTGGACTAAAAGATGAAGGCGGTATGGTGGATGAAGTATCTGGTAACGAAGTTCCATCTGGAAGTACACGTAAAGAAGTTCGTGATGATATATCAGCTAACATTAGCGAAGGTGAGTTTATTTTTCCTGCAGATGTAGTCAGGTACTTAGGTCTTGAAAAGCTTATGCAAATGCGCCAAATGGCTAAGATGGGCTTAAAAGAAATGGAAGCTATGGGTCAGATGGGTAACTCTGATGAAGCTACTATTCCTGATGACTTACCCTTTGGTATGGCTGACTTAATTATTGTAGAAGGTGAAGCAGATAGTGATGAAAATAACTTTGCTGTTGGTGGTCTTCAGTGGCCTGTGTCACCTGCTGACGTACCTGTTGAAACTAAAGTATACGTTAATGCAGCAGGCAATAAAATAAATATCAGGTTCCAAGGCGATAAACCACTTGACACGATACCTGATGGTTATGTATTATTTACAGGACAGGAAATCACACCTCAACCTGTAGTACGTCAGGGTGGTGATGGTAGTAGTTCTGATACACCTACCGCTAAGAATCCATTTGTAGAAGCGGGTAGTTGGAAAGACGCCCCACTAGATATGTACATTAAAGAATTAGATAAGTTTACTGGTTACACACCTTCTGTTGTTGCAGGTCTTGCCAGTGCATTAGGTGGGCCTTTAATTGGTGCTGCAGTATACGCAGGCAATAAGTTTAATAAAAAGCAAATACTTTCTACAATCGATGAAAGAATTGAGCAGGCTAAAAAGACTGACGTAGTAGGTCAAGTAGCTGCTTTACGTGCTGCTAAAGATAAATTAATGGGTAAAGGTGAAAAGGAAAACACATCTATACTTGGTAAAATTATAGGTACGGTAAAGGGTGCACTAGGCCTTACTGATGAACAAGTTAAAACAGCTACGACTAATGCTGCTACTGTTTCTTCTGCAGACACTATCACGACAACAACGGGTGATCCAATTGTAGATAAGAAAGAGGCTGCTAAAGAATCAAAAACTGTATACAATTTAAAACCTTCAGACATGCTCCCTACTGCAGATAACGACTTTATTGATGCGTATGATTATATAGCTAAAAAGCAACAAGAAGCTTCCTTTGATCGACAAGCAACTGCAGGTACTACGGCCCTTACAAATCAAGAAGCTTCGTTTGATAGGTCGCAAGGACTTGCTCCTGCAATACAGTCTCAAAGTGAACCTGTGACACCTACACTGTACGGTGCCTCACCAGCACTAGGTATTGCAGACACATCTACGGCCCCACAAATACCTGTTGCTGCTCCTCAAGTAGTAGGTGCATCTGCTGCAATAGACAGACCTGCTGGTGCAGGTATGACAACAGGAACTAGAGCTTTACTTCCTGTAGTGGCATCTGCAGAACGTAATCAAGGTGTACAACAACTTGCAGATATACAAGCACAGTCTGCTCAAAGTGTACTTGATGTAGTTAAAAACGCAGTTACAAATACACAAGTTACTGCACCGTTAGTTGGAACAACAATGCAAGTAGATGGAGATACACCTAGAGAATCTGGAATAAAAGCTGCTGCGTTGACACCTTCAAGTCCATCTGAATCTAAACCAAAAAGTCGTGCAGGAGCTAAAACAACAAGCGCACCTGTGAGTACAGATCGTGATGACAGATCTAATCGTGACAGTGGTCCATCTGCAGCAGAAGTTGCAAGTAAAGCCGCAAAGAAAGCAACCAAAGAAGCTAAAACAAAAACTGCTAACTTATCACCTACACAAAAAACAGGTGGCGCAGAGTTAGATAAAGCATACGGTGTATCAGGTTTAGCAAAAGGTGGTATGCCTAAAAAGAAACGTGGTTTAGCAGCACGTAAGTAATCTGTTATATTTGTCTGGCTACTCATCCCCCTAACAACAACACTAGGCTACGGTGGCCCCAGAAAAGAAAGTAAATAAATGAACGATACAATAATGGCTGGCGAAATGGAAACGCCAAAAAAAGTAGCATTTGCAAATCGAAAGTATTCAAACGAAGATAAACGAAAGCTAGAAGAAGAAGAACTGCAAAAACTAATAGACCAACAAGATGAGTCTGTAAAAGAACAAGAAGTTCAAAAAGAAGAACAAATACCTGAGACAGGTGAAGAGCGTAGTTTTAAAAAACGCTATGGTGATTTACGCAGACACACCCAAGAAAAAGAACGTGGATACGAAGATCGTATTAAAAAACTAGAAGAACAACTTAGCGAATCTGCGGCACAAGGAATTAAACTACCTACTAGTGATGAAGACTTAGATAAGTGGGCAGCAGAGTATCCTGATGTAGCAGCTATCGTAGAAACTATTGCGATTAAAAAAGCAAGAGAGCAATCAAAAGATTTAGAAGATCGTGTTAAGGCTATTGATGAGATGCGATATGAAGCTACTCGTGAAAAAGCTGAAGCAGAACTTATGCGTATACATCCTGACTTTGGGGAAATACGTAACAGCGATGACTTCCATGAGTGGGCTGAAGAACAACCTAAGTGGGTGCAAGACGCTTTGTATGAAAACACTGAAGATGCTCGTTCAGCATCTCGTGCTATCGACTTATACAAGAGTGATAAAGGCATTGCAAAGACTGCAAAGAAAACTAACGACAAAGATGCGGCGAAATCAGTAGGAACTAAATCTACACGTACTCGCCCTGAAACAGATGAGACAAGTAACTACCTAAAAGAATCTCAGGTAAATAAAATGTCTCCACAAGAATACGAGAAGTATGCTGATGATATTATGGAATCTATCCGTACTGGTAAATTTATCTATGATATTTCAGGAAATGCTCGTTAAGCTATTGACATGTAGAAAAACTATGGTATAACTATATGTACAATCCTTTAGTATAGGGTAGCCCTATTAAATAGCAACCTACTCTATACTAAATTAAACTTTACTATTCACAAACAGCAATACTCTTACGGAACTACCTAATCACTATTGGCCCATTGCATATAAGAACGGCCATTCTT